TTTTAATGTCGCACAATATCTATTTTCCGACATCAAACACGACACACTTCACGGTCACCACGCACCACGCAACCCTGCCAACCAAAAAAGCACCACCGGATCAGTGGCAGTGCTTTTTGTCTGATGTTATTTATTCTTCAGGCGTAATATCACCAAAGTCAGTATTAAAATACAAACAAGCAACTAATCTCAAGACAGTATTACCATCAGAGGCACCAGCTGAATATTTAACTTTCAAAATACCAGTATTATCAACATCAATTGAAACTGGACGAATTTCTTTATTACCAACTAAACAAGCAAACCCACATCCTTGAATAGTATAAGCTGTACTACCAATTACACCACTATTAGGTAAACTAACAGTAACCGTACCACTAACAGGTGAAACTAGAATGTTACCATAAACTTTGAATACAGTACCTTCATTATTTCTAGCAACATAAAGTTCACCAGAACCAATAGTAGCATTTGTAGCAGTAGCATTTGCAGATGTATAAGTTAAATTAGTACTCAAATTAAACGTTTCAGCAATCTTCGCAATAGCCTGTTCATTTGCTAAAGCTTTCTGATTGGCTGCAGTAGCAGTACCTTGTGCAGTAGCTGCATCACTATCAACTTCATTAATAGCAGAAACCAAATCAGTTTTAGCAGTAGTATTCAAATCAGTTAGATCACCAATCGCAGTATTTGCAGCGCTTGCGCTACCACTAGCACTAGTAGCAGTATCAGCAGCATTCTTAATACCAGTATCAATTTTATTCATATCCTGATTATAATCTGAAAGCCATGCAGGTTTATCTGAACCCAAGAATTGACTTAAATTATAATTTGCAGTTTTATTTGTACTTGCCATAATAATTTCCTTTCTTAATTATATTATATCATATTAAGCACTTTCACCCATGATGATGGTCTTACCATACCTATCATAGTTAAAGGCAGTAATCTCGTAACCATCATAGGTTGTAGCCGTAATTTCGAGGTTGTCGTACTCACTAGCAGTAATAGCTTCTTCACGGGTAGCACCATACATATTATCAAGTGTATCCTGAAGATTATTGAGCATACCAGTTGTAGGGTCAAATACTGTAATTTGGCCAAGTGCAATTTCTCTAATCTCTTCACGGAGAATACTGGCAGTAGCATCAGTATAAGCATTTGCCTGTACCAAAGCAGTAGCGATCATACTTTGAAGTTCAATTTTAATAGTGTTAAATCTATTGGTAATATCATTTGTAATTTGAATTTCAAAGTCAGTCATTTCTTGACGTAAGGATGCAATTTCAGCTTCAATTTCTTCAATTTTACCCGAATAATTGTCAATAAATTCGGTATTTGAATTAACTTGTTTAATGGTTTCATTTAGTTTCTTCAAGATACCGAGCAAATATTCAACATCGGTCATCATATCACGGGGGTCAACTGAAATAGGTTGAAAGAACCCAATAGGTGGTACTTTTGGACGAGGTTGAAAATGTATTAAACTCATAACTTTTCCTTTCTTTATTAATATAATCCCATGAATAATGGTTCTAACTCATATATTATTTCGGTATTAATTGCCCGAATAATATCACGATATTGTTCAATCATCTTTTGCGAAGTAGCAGAAACACCGGAATTACCTTTGGTAGTTTTAGTATAATTTTCAGTACCATTATTAGTCGACGCATCTCTTACTTCATTTTCAGTTTCATTAGCACCAGTACTCGATGCATATCTACCTTGTAAAATCTGTGATTTAGAAATTTGTCCTTGTGGGGTATCTGAATTCACTGTTAGACCACTACCATTAGATGTGGAGGATGAATTACTACGACTATCAGAACTACCGGAATAGCTTTCGGTAAAATTCACATTCACTAATGGATCATACTTAATTGATGCTGAATAAATAAGTGGGGCATAAGTTTCCATTATTTCATTCATCTTGTCTTCTACAAATAGCATGAATTGACCAATAGCATCTGTTCCGATTTCACGGGTATAATAATGTTTGATAATACGGTCAGTAAGTTTTTCTTTACTCCAAGTTCCACGTTCCTGAATAACTTTAATTTCATCTTCAGTTAGAAAATCTGTTAGTTCATATTTATTAAACCATGATTTAACTTCATCTTCACCAAAGGTTGAAACAAGCTCTCTGATTTCCATAGTATATTTAGCCATTGTCGATACCCTCCTCAATTAACTCTTTAGTACGTTTTTCTTCATTATAATCATCAGTAATACTTTCAAATTGTTTGACCAGATTATAAAGGTCAGAACGTACCTTCACATCAATTGCTTTTTCACCCATCAAACCATATTTCTCATTGAATTGTTTACAAGCTTCTTTACGAGGGATTAGTAGTGCCTGCAAATTGAGGTTGACCAACTCATTATTGCTATCTACTTCGTTTGAAATCATTCTTTCACGTTTTTCAGACAAGTTGGATATACCCATAAAGGTTAAGAACTCATTCCAAATTTCACGCTTATAATCCATAATATTTTGTGCAATAAATGGTGCATCGGTTTTTATAGATTTCAAAGCATCAGGAGTAATTACATTCTTATCAGCAAAAATGGCCGGTGTGTTTCCATCATATTCTTCATACATTTTCTTCAAAGTAAAGTATTGTTTCTGGTCAGTAGTGATTAGAATGGGTGTTCTTTGAGCTTTGATATTTACATCAGCGGTTCTTTGAGCTTCAGCCAGTCTATAAGCAAATAAATTGACTGTGGCCGCAGTAGGTATTCTTTCATAATTGTTCATGACTAAAACACACTCTTTACCTTTTTCTTCACCGGTGTCAGTCATATATAATGCACGACGTTGATTGAAGCGATAAGAATAACATTGTATTTCAGTAGGTAAACCATAAATATTAATGTAACCACCATCTGCAGCCATTGTATTGATATAACCATAGTTATCATCATAAAGTAGAGCAGCTTGACCGTTGTAAAAAAGACACATTTCGATAAACCTAGCGTTCATCGACTCAGGTAGATTCTGCCATTCAAACATGGATAGACAAATCTTTTTCATCCTTTCAAGATAGTCAATATAGGTTTCATTATTCATTAGAATAGCATCACGAAACGCATCCTTTGGTGGTATTTTTCGTATTCTTTTTCCCATAGTTAACCCTTATTTATATTATATCATTGTTTTGACTATAGTCTGCGAAAGTACTAGCATTGTGCCAGAGTGTAACACCACGGTCAAACATGTCTTTAATTTCTTGCATGTCTTCCTGTGGAATATCACCATCAATATAACAGCCGATAGTCTTTACATAGTTCCAGTTCCTTCGCCCAGTAATATTTGGAACTTTTACCCGATTGACCTTGTAACCAAACATGGTAAAGAAGTCGTCGATCGTTCTCGCTATTTCAGCCCTCACACTCATACAGTCAATGGTAAAATATCTTTGCCAACCGATTAGAATATCAGCTGAATTAGTATTTCCACGAGCTTGGTCAGGGTGTATTTTAGCAGCTTCTATTTGTCCCATCGTTCCACCAATACTAGATAGAAGGGAAGTACCAGCACCAGCGTAGTTACCATACCCTGCATTGATTGCAGCACTTGCAACACCAGAAGCTACACCAACATTTAAGTTAACTGCATTCTGTGTTACCCAGTTAGTATAATAATCACTGCTCCATGCACAGATAGGATATTTTGAGCCAACAATTCCATATTCAAATACTTCAGTGTTAGCTGTATACCCTTTATAGCTAATTGGACAAAGTTTGGTAGTACAACCTTGTCCTAAAGCACCGGCAATAAAAAACTTTGGTGAGGCATCAGCAAAATCTTCATATCTAAATTCTGTGCTAACACCTGTGTTATTATCTACATAGACATATGAATATGGGTAGGTAAATAGTTTATTATTTCTAGGTGTATATCCATTTAGAGTAGAGGGGCGACTAATGGTTGTAGTATCTAGTAAATTGGTAACTGTGGCAGTGTTAGCAGGCACATAAATAGTTTTACCTCCACCAGTTACTTTATACGCTCCAGCAAAGAATTCTTTAGGTGCTAAAAAGATGGCCACAATTGAATCACCTTTACCTTGGCTATCATAATAGTTAACAATCAGTCTGGCTTGGTCTAAGCTAGTACAACCAAAATAATAAAGGCCACTAAATACCCCATTATATTCACTGTTATAATAACTACTTGCACCTGCAATATCGTTAGCAAGCTCTGTTACTTGAAAAACAATTGGATAGATCCAGTTAATGGCATTACCTTCATGGTCAAGAGTGGTCTTATCTGGTTTTAAGGTTCTAGATGAATTAATTACATAATCACCAAGTTCCAAACCTTCATTGATAGTATTAGCGCCAATTGCATCATTATTTACATGTTCACGTTCCACAAAGGTACGTTTGAAAGTTAAATCAAATTGCCAAGTTTGCCATACATCTGTTTTAATCGATATTGCTGTTACATTGTCATTCAAATATTCCATCCCTGTAATAAAGGCATAAAACCATTTACTAGAATATGCATCATTCCGGTACATGACATAGTTAAAATTAACCAGACTATCAAAATTAGCACCATACCTAATAGTGCCATCTTTTCTCTGATAAGTAAAATTGTCAACTGAAACTTTAGGAAGGGAATTAAAGTAATTAAATTGAGCTGTAGCATTACTAAATGTGAGCTGATTTATCTCATCAATTTCAAGTGGTACTTTTAAAAGGTACACATCGGTTTGAGGTGTTATAACAGCCATTTACTCCTTTCTATTTTGCTTCAATTAATTTACTACCATCTTTAGTGTGCGTAACTGAAACAATGGTGGTAAAACCTTGACCTTGCACCATCATTAAAGCTTCACGATCACTGATCGACGGAGGAAATTTTATAATTGGCATAATATTTTCCTTATAAAAGGGGAGGGGCATTACACCCCTCCCTCATTAGTTACTATTCACTATCAGAGCCAGATGGAGTAGGTTCAGCAGTGGTGTAGATCTTAGCGTTTGCAAAGAGTGAGTAGTTCACCATGCGTACGTCGTTCAAGTAGTATTGCCATGTACGGTTGTTAGCATTGTAGAACTCATCCATAGCAAAGTCTTGAGTTTTAATCTTGAACCAGCTTCTATCACAAATCATAGCCTTGATTGAAGAACCGTCAACAGCGACAGTACCATCATCGTTGTACTGGCTGAAGTCGTCAACCACGATTACACGGCCCAAGAAGTCAGCCTTACTCATATTGAAGGCAGCGGCCAAGACCTCTACGTCGACAAGAGCTTCCACGTCAGCAGAAATCAAGACCACGATATCCTGTGGGTCAGACCAAGTCTTAAGAGCAAATGTACCTTCACCCTTAACATCCGCCCAAGCATTGAACTTAGTGGAAGGAATCTGCATCTTTGAGAAGTCAGCACGCATTTTGCGGACCAAGTTTTTAGCAGTCTGTTCATCGGTTACATCGTTGATAACTTCGTATTTGACAGCACCACGTTCAAACGCAGCCAGAGCCAATCCTTTAGCTTGGTTGTAGCGAGTGATGTAAGCACCGTTGTAAAGCGAGTTGACCATACCAGAAATCAAACCTTCAAGCGAAGACCATGAAGTAAAGGCATTACGTACTTTCTCGCGAGTTACAGTTACACAGTACTGAAGGTCAGAGTTGACCGAGAGGTACTGGGTAGCAACTTCAGCTTCGTATTTCTGAAGAAGGCCAGCAAAGTCGTTGACATCAAAGCCACGAGCTTTGGCAGGGTTGATATAAACATCCTCGATAAACTGGCCAAGTGGCATTCTTTCACCTTCGAGGTCAGCAAGAGGATTGTTAAAGGTTTTGTTGTAAACAGCAGTGTAGACAACTTTCTTAAGTAGTCCGATAAAGTCATTTAGTACATTTAAATTTTGGCTGTCTAGAATTGGAGCGCCAAACTCACCAATGGTAGTAGACTCAGTAACTACTGGTACATACTGGTGATAGACACGACCATCCTGTACAGACATCTCACGCATCGCATTCAATGCGGTTTGTAAACCTTCAGATGGATACATATTAGTCCTTTCTTTTATTAATGAATAAAGTTACCTTTGGCATCAAAGGCATCTTTAAGATTGATTTTCTTTGGAGCTTCTGTCTTAGAGTTTTCTTCCTTGTCAGCACTTCGCTCCATTGGTATCTTTTGAAGTAAAGCACCATTTGCTGAAACAAGTTTTTCATTGCGATTTTGTAAACTCTTGATTTGGCTATCTCTGTCAGCAATCGCTTTCATGTTCTCTGAATTCCCAGTGATAATTTCACCGAGAGTATCAGAAATCATGGCAGAGTTTTCCTTGCCAAGCGTTTCTTCAATCTTAGTAGTTAACTCTAATATTTTTTCGTCATCCATACTTTTATTATAACATATTATTATTTCGCTTGTTGTTCAATTTTCTTGCATATAACACCCACTTAAAATTTTTCTTTTGTCGTGATGGTGGTGGGGTCGGGCCTTCCCAATATCGGTAGCGAAAAGCACCCAGAAAATCCCCAACACCTAACCGATTACGAGTAACAGCTGTACCACCACTAGGCGATGGAGCTCCACCTTGGTTCTGACCTACACACCAAATATAACCACTACCATCGTAATCCTCATCAGCAAAAGTAATATGACCGGGAGGGTTACTTGATGTACCATTTAATACCAATATATCTCCTTGTTTTACATTAGCAATTCCCTCAATTAGATCAAAATAAGTCGTGCCATTATAAGCCGAGTTTTGTACTCGACTGGCTGTCCAACATTGATAAGCATAATGTAAATTACCAGTTAAAGGGTAACCAGCCGGAAATCCAATATTTCGCCAGAATAGACTCGCATAATCCCAACATTGACATCCATATGAACCGTCAAGGTCATATTCATTCCCTATGGTGTTATTCTTCCACTCCTCATAGGTTGAATGCGGAACGTCAACATACCCACTGGCCATTTTAATCCTTATATTCAATTATATCGCCAGCAAGTAAACCGCACCCTGTTCCATGTGTCCACCCATAAAAAACCGTATGTCCCTTGTTTAGTTTAAGAGATTGCCAATGTTTAGCATAATCGTCCATGGCTTTACCCCATTCTACTTCACCCCTACATTCTTTCATAATTTTAGAAAGAGTATCACCTTTTAATACTTCACGACGGATACATTTATCTACTGCCGGTGTTGGTTTTGGTATTGGTTTAGGTGTAGGTGCAGGTTTTATATAGGCTTTTGGTCTGTAAAATCCAATCAAATTTTTAATATTGATATTAATAATATTAGTAGCAGCACCGCCCCCCTGACAGTATCCCCCACCTTGATTTTCACCGAGTAGTGCTACATAACCATTCACCACCGGGCCAAGTGCCATTCCGACATGACCGTATTGTCCACCGTCAAATACTAGCCAGTCTCCAGCCTGAATTTGAGCAGCGTCGCCCTTCCATAATACAACGAAATCGTTGCCGGCGTTTTGTGCCGCACAGTTCATCATGCCCTTAGCCATACCTGTACTACAGGTAGACACATCCCGGTTAGCGTAGCTCCACCAGAAGACACGAGCAAGGCTAACGCATTGTGCTCCGTATCGGTTGTTAGCATAAATACACTTATTTAAAGTAGCATTTTTAAAAGCTTCTGGAGTGTTAGTTGGGTACCATTCACTCCAGCCCAAATCATCATATTCACCTTCAGTAACTGAAAGACCAGTATTAATATCTTCAAAGAGTCCACCGTCTACTTCTTCGACTGTAGGGATCTCGGTATCTTCAATTAATTCCCCTTGGTCATCTTCGATAGTGGCTGGAATCTGTTCTTCCGAAAAGTTAATCTCTGAAGTAAATAGGTCTTTATTTATCTGAAGATTGATACTAATGGAAATTCCAGTAATACCAGCAATCAGAACTACTAAAATAATAGAAAGAACGGAATAAGTATGGTTTTTATGTGATGACTTCTTTTTGTTTGATTTATTAAACTTTTTAGTCTTCGTAGATTTAGCCATTTTATCCTTTCTTTAAGCGGTTATTTTTTTCCAACTATACGAGCCACCAGTGGTGTCTACGCACATATAGGCAGAGTTGTCAGTAGTGTCAATCCTAATCTCACCAAGTCTACCAACCGTAGCAGAGGTTGGGGCAGAGGAGTCCGTGGTCGGGTCTACGTACCCCTTAGTGGCTGCATCGTGAGCTGACTGTGGGTCGTAGAGACCAGTGAGTAAGCGGTATTGAGAGTTGTTATAGCCATAAGTGTTGGTAGTCGCCATAGTGGAAATATCCATTTGGCCTTTTTGAGTAGTTTTGGAATAATCTCCCAAAGCGATAGAATGGGGGGCTGCAGTAGGGTTGGCAACATTCGCATAGGCCCCAATAGAACTTGC